ACTTGCGCGAATGGAAGGCGGGCAGATTGACGCGGCTCCGATCTGGCCTGACCTCAAGTCTTTTCCTTGGTCCGACCTGCGCGACCGAGTGGATATCCTCTCAGGCGGCTATCCGTGCCAGCCATTCAGCAGCGCCGGGAAGCGACTCGGCCGAGAAGACCCTCGCCACCTCTGGCCCTACATCGCAGATGGAATTTCAATTCTGCGACCAAGGCTGTGCTTCTTCGAGAACGTCGAAGGACACATTAGCCTTGGACTCCGAGAAGTCATCGAGCATCTGGGCCGACTTGGTTACTCAACGACGTGGGGAATATTCAGCGCGGCTGAAGTCGGCGCGCCTCACCAGCGGAAGCGCGTCTTCATCTTGGCCCACCGTGACGGCGAACGAGGACAGCTATCGGATTGGCGGCAACAGCCAGCAGAGCAAGTGCCTAAGCGCGATGGCGCGGCGGGGAGAGATGTCTGGCCCAGTCGTCCCGGCCAACCCCAGTTCGGATGGGAGCCGCCCCGCGTCGTGGCCCACGCCCAGCGCGATGGACGGGCAGAGGCCGGACGAGACGCCGGCGGAATGGGAGCAGCGCAATGCGGAGAAGAAGGCGGCAAATCCGAATCTGGGTCAACTGCATCGCCCGCTGACGATAGCGGTTCAGAACTGGGGAACGCCTCGCAGTTGCAGCGCGATGGCGGCGACAATCACAACAGAATCAGCGAACAATCCGAAGCGATTTCTGAATCTAGAAACGCAAGTCGGAAGGGCTTGGGCGACGCCAAGAGCAGAGCACGATTCTGGCAGGCATCGGGGGACTCCGGACACGCTGCATTCGCAAATCAAGACTTGGGCGACGCCTCGCAATATGACGGGGGGCACTTGTCGGAACGGAATCGAGCATTCGGATCTAAACAGTCAAGCGGGAGGCAAACTCAACCCTCGCTGGGTCGAGACTCTGATGGGCCTGCCGGTGGGATGGACTATGCCGAGCTGTGCGTCGCCGGTGATTCCCGAGTCGACGAGCTCCGCCTGCTTGGAAACGGCGTCGTCCCCGCAGTCGCCGAGCGAGCCTTCGTGACCCTACTCGATGAACTGCTTGCCGACGCCTGAGATGGTCCGCGATGTGATGGCTGCGCTGGGGCGCCGCGGCGGGCTCGCGCGCTCGGCGGCTAAAGCGCAGGCGGCGAAGCTGAACGGCAAGAAGGGCGGGAGGCCGCGGAAGAAGCGATGAGCGCCGAGCAACTCCTCGCCGGCTTCCGCCTTCCGCGGCCGGATCGCTCGCCGATCTATGACTGGGCGCGGCGGCACGTGCAGCTGCCGGAATCCTACGCGACGCCTGGGCCGTTCAACGTGCGCTTGTCCCCGTGGCTGGTGCCGATCTTCGACGCGCTGCAAAATCCGCTGGTCCGGCGCGTTCACTTTAGGAAGGCCGTGCAGATCGGCGGCACGCTGGTGGCCGACGTCTGGCTGCCGTGGATCATCGCGAACGATCCCGGCCCGATAAGCTGGACGATGCAGACCGACGAGATGGTCGAGAAGCACGCGAAGACCCGCCTCTGGCCGCTGCTTGAGCGCTGCCGGCCGGTCGCTGCGCTTCTGCCCAAGCCTGGGCCGCACCGCACGACGACGGAGATCTTCTTTGGCGGATTCTTCGTGACGCTCAACGCGGCCAACCTTTCGACCCAGCAGAGCCAGTCGATCCGCTACAAGATCAACGACGAGCTCTGGCTCCCGCGGTGGCAGGAAATCTACGGCCACGCGGTGGCGCGAGTCTCTAAGTTCGAGGAGGTCGGCAGATCGAAGATTTACAACGCGAGCCAGGCGCCGGTGATGGACGCGGAGACCGGCAACGTGGAGGACACGAGCTTTCGCTCGGGCGATCAGGGCGAGTGGCACGCCGAGTGCCCAGGCTGCCGCAAGATCCTTCCGGTCGCGTTCGAGGTGCTGCACAAGGAGCAGCGCGGCGGCGTGATCTGGGACCGAGCGGCGCGACGCGACGACGAGACGTGGGACGTGGGCCGCGCGGTGGAGACCTGCCGTTTCCGCTGCATCGCTTGCGGTCACGAGTCCGTAGACAGCGACGCGACGCGCGCTGGCTGGGCGAAGACCGGGCGCTTCGTGCCGATGAATCCTGCGGCGCCGCGCGAGGTGCGTTCGTTTCGACTGGAGGCAATCGTCACGCGGCCGATGCGGCTCCTAGTCGAGGAGTTCCTCCAGGCCGAAAACCAGCTGGTTCGCACGGGCGACGAGCAGGCGAAGATTGAGTTTCGGACGAAGCGGCAGGCGCTGCCGTGGATCGTGGAGAAGAAAGCGGTGAACGTGCTGTTGAAGGACAGCGGCTACAAGCTGGCCGACTACGCGCAGGGCGAGTCGATCCCCGACGAGGCGATCCGCTTCCTCGCGATTGACCGTCAGCAAGACCACTTCTGGTGCGAGGTCGGCGCGTTCAGCACCGCGCAAGGGCCGCGCTACCGCCAGCTTTGGTTCGGCCGCATCGACACGCGGGACCAGCTGCGCGCGCTCCAGGAGCGGTTCAAGGTCTCGAGCGCCTGCGTCGCGCAGGATCGCGGCTACCGGCCGGCGGACGTGGACCGCGACTGCGCCGAGTTCGGCTGGCGCTCGATGCGCGGCTACGGCCGGCGGACGTGGACGATGCGCGACGAGGCGACCGGGACGATGGTCAACTTCCCGTTCAGCGACCCGCAGGTCAGCGACTACCGCGGCGGCGACGTTTACTTCTACAACTGGTCGGGCGACTACTTCAAGGACACGCTGGCGACCGCGCTGGAGGGCAAGGGCGACCTGCGATGGGAACTGCCGTCCGACGTTAACCCGCTTTACCTCGAGCACATCAAGGGCGAGGCGAAGGTCGAGGTGCGGACGGGCGTGTGGGAATGGAGGGAGGTGAGGAGCAACGCGCCCAACCACGGCTTGGACACGAGCGCGATGCTGCTTTGTATGGCGACCATCGCGGGCATCATCCGCTTCACCCCGTCAAAGTCGTAGCATTACGGGGCGTCAAAAAACCTTTTGACGGCGGCCGCTCTTTTATGGCGGCCGACAATCCCTTCCTCGACATTGACGTTGCGACGCTGACAACGCTCAAGTCCAAGGTTCTCGATGCGATCCAGGCTTGCCTGCTCAACACAAGCTATTCGCTCAACGGCAAGTCCGTCACGCGCGCCGATCTTAACACGCTGAACAAGATGCTGGGCGACATCGTCTCGGCCATCGAATACCAGAACGGCGACACGACCGATACGACCTTCGTCAGCTTCACCGGCAACTGATTATGCAGACTTTCGACGCGACCCAAGTCATCCGCAACCGGCCGTGGTTCGAGCGGGCGCTCGAGACAATCGCGCCGCAGGCCGCGCTGCGTCGGCTCCAGGCTCGCGTAGAGACCGCGCTGTTTTCCTACAACGCCGCGCAGACGAACCGGCTTTACGCGCCGATGCAGTACGGCCAGCCGAGCGAGTCCTCGCAGACGGTGCGCGAGCGCGTGGTGATGATGTGGGAGGCGCGGAACTTGGTCGAGAATTGTCCCGAGGTGAAGGAGGTCTCGCGCAAGTTCGGCAATTACCTGACGCCGACCGAATACTCGGCAACGACTGGCGACCGCGACTACAACGCGACCGTCAACGAATGGTTTCACTCGTGGTGCAAGCAGGCTGACGCCACGGGCCGCAATAGCTTCCGCAAGCTAGTGCAGCTCGCCGCGGAGAATCGGCCGGTTGACGGCGACTGCGGCTTCGTCATTCGGCGCGTGGGCGATGGGCTCAAGCTCCAGCTGGTGCCGGCGACCCGCATCGGCAATCCAAACGAGATGGGCCTCGACTCGGAGAATTACTTTGAGGGCGTCATTACTAACGAGTTCGGCGTGCCGGTCGCGTATCGCATTTACCGCGTGACGCGCGAGGGTGTTTACTTCGGCGCCGAGGACGTTCCGGCCGGAAACTTCTGCCACTACTTCGACCCGTTCCGCGTCGATCAGTACCGCGGAGTGACCGACTTTCACGCGGCGATCCAGACGGCGCGGATGCTGCACGAGATCCTCCAGGCCGAGAAGGC